TCCTCCTCCTCCAGCATTAGTGGCTCCAGTGTTATTGCAGTTAGCAAGAACAGCTAGACGTGCTTTAGCTAAAACTGCAGATAGCTTTGGGCCAGCCATATTTCCAGAAGAACTAGCACTACTAGATATTTTCTCACTAACTACTGTCTCAATAGCTTTAGGGGTGGAGCCATTAATATCCGATATATATACCGTATATTTATATGTAGCGTTACTAACGAATGAGTTGCTGCTCGCTGAGTTGGCTCCAATTTTTATACCTACCCACTGAGGCTTTTTGCTTCCAGCAAATAGCCCACAATAGTCATAGTAAAGGTAGCCTTGTGTAGGCCACCCCCCATTATCTACAATATTAGTTACAGTAGTAATAGCGGTGGTCATAGATGCAGGTATTGGAGGAGTAGTTCGTTTAGTACTTACGTTAAATCCTGGGCAAATACCTAACAAGGTTGGATGTTGCGCGTTGGGGTTAGTATCATAGAACTGGTTATTATTTATAATGTTGGCGTTAAAAGTTACGGCGTTATACATACTCCAGCCAGTAGATTTAGGGCTAACCGTTACTTTAAACACATCTCCATTTGTATTTTGAGATGTAATGTTAGATGTACCGCCATTGGTAATATGGTACCCACCATAGTAGGTTGTTCCTGTGCCGTTTGCTACACCTGCAGGCCACATATTGCCTGTATTGGCAACAGTAATCTTAACATTGTCTACTATGTTTGCATTTTTTCCGTTGATAGTAGTGCTGCTTTTACTTTTAGATCCAAGCCAATAGAACTTTGCAGCTCCGTTACCGTTTGTTCCATCATCATACATATACACTCTAAAAGCATATAGTATTTGAAAGTTAGGTTCAATAATCATACTGTTCTTAGCAGTAGTGGCTACGCCTACGGTAGGGCTTGTAGGTTTTGTAGCGTTTCCGTTGTTTTCTTGGTATGTCAAAATTAAATTTGGAAAGTTCGGATTATTTTCAATTACTGTAATATTCTGAGCAAGAAGGCTCAAATCTTGAGTAGCATAGGCAGCAGTCTTCCAATCTACGTAAGTAGATACTGTATAGTGGTATGAATATGCCATTATAAACTGTGTCCAAGTCTGTCTAGAGAATAAGGATTGCTTGATAGTTCTTTCTTTAGCCGGGCAGCCACAGTGCTTACCAGTCGTTCTGTTTCTGAAAGACTTGCATTTCTTATGTTAACCGTCATGTTAAGATTAACATTTGATCCTCCGCTACCGCCTCTAGAATATATAGTACCAGCACTTACGCCAGACATTGCAGCGCCTGAGCTAACACTTCCTACGTTCATACCTTGATGTGGCCCGCCGTATCCAGGAATCTTAGTGCCCCAAGGAGAGTGGTCTACCGCAGTAAGAACAGACGAACTATCTGTACCCTTAGATAGTGCCGAAAGGATATTCTTATATCTACCATTATTAAGAGTCTGAATAGTTGCAGAGTAGCCATCTGCCCAAGACTTATAAGATTGAACTCCCATGCCGTGACCTAGGTCATTCATAGACGTAGAACCATTATAGACTTGCGTAGTGTTTAATGGGTTAAAGTGAGCAGAGTTCTTCCATTGACCGCCTTCCCAGGCTGCCCACGTAGTCAAAGCATTAATGTTCTCTTTAGTTACAGGCTTACCAAGCTTTGCAAGAAGAGTCTTTGCCCAAGTTAATTTGCTGCCCGTACCTAAAATAATTCCTCTTGTAGGCTTAACTTTTCCTGAGATCCAAGATATAGATTTATCTTTTCCTATATTTTTTGCCCCACCATTTCCAAAAGGATCTACAATTCCTGAGGCCGACGAAGATGCAGAGGAGGAGTTAAGAATAGTTTGTAAGTCAGAACTAGATAAAGAACTACCGCCATAAAGATCCGCAGCTATAAAGTTCTTATGATTTACTGCTCCGCTTCGTGATGTATTTGATGAAACCGACCCAGATTGAGGAGGCAGCGGTGGTGGAGAAGCTGCTCCACTTACATATGGTGTAGGATCTACCTTTTTACCATTAACAAGTACTTCAAAGTGAAGGTGAGGACCAGTAGATTTTCCGGTAGAACCAGAGTAACCAAGTACTTCTCCGGCCTTTACTTTTTGTCCTCTAGTTACTTTAATGCTCTTTAAGTGGCCATATCTTGTGGCGGTACCGTCTTCATGTTTTACTTCAACCCAGTTACCATAACCATTAGGTTCATTACCGAGAATAGATACTACGCCGGCTTTAATAGATGTAACGGCGGTGCCTAGTTGCGCACCGTAGTCAATTCCTGGGTGACCATTGTGACCGTATGCTTGTGTAATAGGTGTGGATGTAGGCACAGGAAGTATAGAAGGTGTAGCAGAAGCTACAGGATGTTTAGATGACTTACTTGCGTGTCCCACGTTACCGTGATCTTTAGGCCCACCTAAAGCACTTGTCGCCCCCGCAATAGCTGCATCAGCAATAAGTCCGCCACCTGCTGGATCAACAAGCTCACCGGCTAAGAATCCGGCACCAAGTGCAAGTCCCTTGCCTAAACCTTTACTTAAAAACTTTTTAAAGAATCCGCCAGCGGCTTTCTTAGCAATACCTGCACCTAAAGCACTAGTGCCAACTCTTGAAGCAATGCTAGGACCAAACTTTGAAATTGCTTTATAAGCAAGCATATTGCCCGCAAGAATTGTAGCTGTTCTGCCTACTCCAGAAATTGTAGCGCCAACGTTTCCAGTATTAGGGAAGGTTTGTAGTGCGCCCTTGAAGGTCATAAGTGCTTCTGTTACAGGGCCAAGCGCGTTAGCAAGATCTGCAAAACCGCTAGTAAGCATAGCGTTTGTTCTTACGGCAGCGTCATACCCGCCTACTAAACCTTGTTCAGTAGATTGAAGGACTTTAGCTTGAGCAGCAGATCCTCTAAAGTTTGCACGAACAGGGCTGCTCTTATCAACGCCCATAATATCCAACATCTTATTTGGATCTTTGCTATTCATTGCAGAACTAAAGGTTTTAGCATCGGTATTAGCTCGTGCTATAAGGCCAGAGGTAATTAGCTCTGTAAGATTAGGGTCTCCACCTGCAATAGCTTGAATAGATGCATAGCCTTTGCTTCGCGGATTACGAAGCGTTGCTGCTTGCTCTTGAGTTATCTTTTGACCACGAGATAAGAAGTTATAGACCTGATTAATAATCTGATCCATAGGCTTAAGGTTGCCTTTAGAGTCACGAATATTTATACCCATACGTAAGAACATCATGCCATTCATAGCACCTGCGCCCGCAGCAGCTTGTTGGTTTGACATTCCAGAGAATGCGCTCATGCCAGAAAGCTGACCCATTACAGTTTGTGAGCTTAAAGAGTTTGCAGAATAACCGCTATAGAACAACGCTTGCTGTGCTTGAACTGCGCCCATAGCACTTGTAGCGCCCCCACCAACAGCTTTGTTTGCTCCAACAATAGCTTGACGAGAAGACATGCCACTTAGTCCGGCATATGAGTCGGCAGTGATTCGTTGAGTTACGGCCGCCATAGTATCTGGCGCCATTCGGTACATGGCAGTGCCTGCTCCAAAAGCAGCTAGGCCTAAACCAATGCCCATCTTTTCAGCTTTAGAGAAAGATCCTAAGCCAAGTCGTCCAGATCCAACCCTATCTTTAGCCATGCCATTAGTGGCGTTAGTTGTCTCTCTAAGAGTATCACTCCACTTCTTAGAGATAACGTCTACATACTTTTCAACTTCTTTAAACAGGCGAAGCATCTCTTTGGGGAAATCCTCAAAGAGTGCCTTCTCATTAACCTTAGGCATCTGTGCCCCATCAGAGGCTATACCTAAATTGTTACTGCTCAGTTAAATCACCGCCTTAAACGACTTTGTAATCTCTCTAACCACATTAGACGCTCTCTAAAACTCAGAGAACGAATCTCTTCTAAAGTCCACCCCGGATATCCTTGACTCATGTAGTCAAAGGTTTCTACCAGAGTGACGTAGTCAATCTCGCCCCTAAAACAATTCCGCTAATGTTAGCGGAAGCGGTACCTCCTGGCCGCAAGACTGACATTCCTTTGTAATAGCTCCGAGTTGTGGTCCTGGGTTACGGCTTGTGATTTCGTTCAAAAGTGTTCTACGGTCTTTTAGACCTAGGTTTCTAACGACCTCTGGGTTTAAAACCGGAGTTCCGTTAATAGCCTTAACACAATTCTTTAGCAAAATTGTATCTAATTCTGCTGAGGTTTTGTCATTAGACGCGACCATTTCTTTTTGAGTAGATCCAGTAGGGAATACCATGTCTACATCTCCCACCTTACACTTTACAGTGAACTGGCGGTCCCCCTTCAAAGTCTTGATAGGTACATCTTTATCTAGATCGATGTCAAAGATCTGCTCTGCGTTGCAGCTAGGGCAGCTTCCTGGCCCAACCTTTACATCAGACCCAAAGGTGATCTTTCGGATAGCCAACAGAAGCATCTCTCGATCTCCCGCGTAAAGAGCGTCCAATAGTTCCTTAGACGACGGCTCATTCCCGATCTTTACTGTAGCTCTTTCAAGAATTAACAACAAAGACTTGCCAATGTTGTTGATCTTAGCCACTGCTTCCTCGTCAGCCCCGTTTAGTTCCCGCACTTCAGCAGTAGTAATTACTCCTGAGATAGGGTCTACTAGGCCACCAGGTAGCTCAACGTCTGGACTAGGAGGCAACTGTACTTCCGGCTTAACTGCCGCAATAGTTGCCTCCTGTTCAGACATCGCTTGCTCTGCTAACTTATTAAGAAGAGCTGGGTTTTGTTCCGCTGTTATAGTCGTTGTATTGCTCATATTATTTTCCTTATTAGATTAGAAGTTAGCCGTTAGTAATTGCTGGAGCTGTTCCTGCTGCTGTGTAGTTAGAGGCGTATGTTACGTCCCAACCTTCATGAACAATCGTCATCTCTTCAACCATGATGCTGTTTGAACCTGCATCTAGATTGCTGTATGACAAGTTTGTGATCCATGCACGGTATACGCGGAAGCGTAAAGAAGTGTGTTGATCGTTAGGCGTCTTAGCTGTTTCGCCTGCTGCAGCAGCGCCAAGATTTATCGTCTGTCCAGTTGTAGCCTGTGGGTTTGGGTGACTAAGGACTTGGATATCAAGGTTGCAACGGAATCCTCCGCCAACTCCAGCAGTAGCGCCTGTAGATGTAGGTGTTCCTGAAGTAAGTACAGAGAAAAGTCTCTTCATCCAAAGAGCATTATCTCCTTGACCCAACATAACTCCCTTAGAAAGAGTGATAGGGGTAAAAGCAGATTGTCCAGGAATCTGATGTGTATTGGTGTTGTAGCCGCCTTCACGATAAGAGATTGCTTCAGTAGCAACACTTAATCCTGAGACAGATACGAACCCCATTGACCCAAAGTTTTGACCGTAAGACGCTGTGTCTGATCCGCTTTCTGTTGGGGTAAATGTCACTAAAAACTTAAAATTACGTACTGGATCAGTAAGTAAATTACTAAGTGAATTAGTAACTGGTGATGGCGTAGAGCCACTATTTTGCTGTGCCATTTTTATCTATCTCCTTATGCCGAAGCATTTCCGGTAAGTTGTCCAAGCTTAATGACAACAAACTCTGCTGGATATTGTAGTGCCACACCAACTTCAATATTTACGATGCCTGCTTGGACATCGGTAAAACTTGTAGTAGTTGCGTCAACCTTTACGTAGTAGGCCTGAGCAGGTGAGCTTCCACGAAGTCCACCAGAGTTCCAGTAGTTAAACAAGAACGAACTTAGGAGTGTCTGGAGCTTGCTCCAAAGACGACTATCGTTGTTCTCAAACAAAGCAAAAGAGCTTAGGTTCTGCATTTGCTTTTCAATGTAGATAAGAGAACGACGGATATTAATATAACGATTAACTGGGGTGTTGTCCATAGTACGGGCACCCATGATCACAATTCCAGAACCTGGAACTTGACGGATTGGGTTGATAGGATCTGCAGATGTATTGATAGAATCTAGTTCAGCATTTGTAAACAAATGTTCAGTAGATACTGCAAGAGCCATCTTGTTAGAAAGACCTGCCGGAGACTTAGCTGGGCTACGAAGAGCATCTGTAGATAGGTATTGACCAACTACACCTGCACCAGGAGCTTGTAGACGAAGAGCGCCGATTACCTTGTTTGGATCTGGAATGTTATACCAAGGCCAGTAAGCCGCTGCAATTCCACCAGAGGTAGACGAANAAAAGTTAGCTGCAGTAGCAGTTACGCTAGCTTGTGCAGCAGTTGAGTTTGCCAGTCCTGACGGGGTATCAATAACAGCAAATGCGTCGGTACGACCAGCAGCATAAGTTACTGCAGCACCATGTAACTGGCTGCAGAGTGAGCTGGTAGATGCATATGGGGCATCAGGAGCATACACAACGATTGAGTTAGAAACGCTATCAAATGTAGTCCAACCAGTGGTGTAATCTGAAAGTGTTGGTGCTGTTCCATCTGTTCCACCTGATAGTGAAGTAGGGTTAGCATTAAGAGTGTATGGGTTCTTAGTGCTATCGATGCTTCCTACAGAGACAATTGCAGAGTAAGCAGGGATTACCGACCCAATATAGTTAGCGTCTGTTGAGCTCATGCTTAGATCAGAATAGCGCTCTACAATACTTGTCGAAGTTACGCCACTAGATGTAGTTGTTGCAAAAATAGTGAGGTTAAATCGACTCGATACGCCTGCAGGGGTTACTTGTGCTGAGTAGCTGTTGGCCCAAGAACCTGCGTTTAGAGCTGTCAGAGTAAAGGAGTTATTTGAGGCTGTAACAACTGTTCCTGAAGCTGTACCTGTCTGAGCTGTAAGAGCAGCTGTAGGCAGTGTCTGGCTAGCAGTTGGGGTTACTGTAATAGCAAACGCTGAGCTTGTCAAACCAGCAACGTTGATTGTGCCTGTGATGTTATAGCCAGATACGACTGAGAAGGTAGCGCCAGTAAATACTGCAGTACCTGTAATAGTAGCTGGACTAGCTACAGCAGCTGTAAAGCTGGTGTTGGCGGTAACAGCGCTTACATAGTAAGTTCCGTTAAAGGAACCAGTAGTAGCGCCTGTAACACCGGCTACTGTAACAATAGAACCTACAACGATACCGGTAGTGCTAGCAGTTGCCCACGTTACAGTGGTGCTTGTGCCTGTACCGTTAATTGTTGCAGACGTTACTGTTGGTGTAGCGGTTGCTCCAAGACCAGTAATGGTTACTGACTGACCGGCTGTATATGTATTAGCAGCGGTATAAGTAATGGTGTTTGATACTGGAACAGACGCAGCAGTTACAGTAGCTGTGACAACGTTGCTGGTACCAGAACCATCATTGATAGTTACTGCGGATTTTAGTGCAGATGAGCTTACAACGCGCTTTACATAGAGTGATGTTCCATGGTTAGCAAAAAAGTTGTATGCGGCCCAAGAGGTTGGGTAGGCGTCGTTAAGTCCACCAAATGTCTTTGTAAACTGGCTCCATGTAGATACTAGTACCGGTGCGTCTGTTGGTCCTTGGGGAAGGGATCCGCAGAACGCTCCTACAGCGCTGGCAGTATCTACTACGGTAACAGCTTGAGGCAAAGGCACTTCTTGGATATATACGCCGGGGCGGCTATATGTTGCCATTTTTGTTACTCCTTAGTTAGGTTGTTTTCTTTGAGTTGCGAACTTGTTTGCTAGCTTGTAAACGGAATGGTCTGATAAGTTGTAGAGATATTTGGTTGTTGTGTTACTTCGTACGCTTGTACTAGCTGATCTGGGAAAAGCTCAGAACTAATACGTATATTATATACGTTATTGAATAGGCGTTTTTCCGATTCAATAAAGTCTCTTTTTGAGAATCCCAGGACATCCACGCGGCGGTTAGTACCGTCCTCAGGGATAGGGAGTTGCCCAAACCTTAATGGTAGTCTACCAGGACTATACAGTGCCGCAATCAATTGGCGGTCGTGCCTTGGCTGACGTGACCAGGTAGATACTTGGTAAACCAAGTCTACAGGAATAGGAAAGTTAGTGTGAGTGACGTTGGCTGTATCTACGCCTTCTGGAGTATACGTCAAAGGGACGTATCCTCTGTGGGCCCGTGTAGTATCCTCAGTTACGCTGACTAAATCTATAGTGATATATGGATAAGCCTGTTGACGAATTTCTTTGTCCGGCTGTCCATAGTAAACCCCTACAGGACGTGCTGAGTTGCCTGAGTCAGAGACTGTAATGCCTGATAGTAGAGTCTTAAGAGCTGCTTCTTCATTTAAAATAAATGGCATTAGTTAGCCCCCATAGTAAACGTGCTCAAGGCAGGAGAAGGAGGGGTGTCTTGAGTACCATAGTTTAGGCGTTGGATCTCATGCTCTAATTCTTTAGGAAACACAATTTGAGGTGCCTCACCATCGTGAGAAACCTCTAATTGATTAACGATATGATCAGGCCAACCGTCGTAAGAGCTTACGTGGCTTCGTAGAGCCTGCGTGTATAAACCTAGCGCCTTATACTCAGCCAAAATTAAGGCTGACTTAAGGTACATGTCTAGAGAAAGAGTAAGACTCGTCTTAGATGTTAGCATTTTTACGGGTCTTCTTCGTCAGTATATATCCAGTAGCAATTAACAGGGCCGTTTTGTTGAAACCCTTATGCTGTTTTTCTGGAAGCAAATTACATACTCCACGAATAAACTCCGTTTTATCGGCGTCGGTTTCATACCGATTCATCCGATCATACAGACTAGTCATAATTCCTCCATAGGAAGACGCAAGGTAAAGCAGCAGGGTTCCAGATTTCTCTGGCGTCATAGCCTATCATAAATGAAAAAGGCCCCTTTCGGGGCCTAAGTCGTTACTTCTTTTTCTTAGCTGGGACCTTCTTCTTGCCTTTGATCTTATCCGCTAAAGCCTCATCCATCTGCTCATCTTCTGAGCTGGGGTCATACCCTCTGTAGTCTTCTTATCTTGATCTTTATCAGATTTAGCCATTTACTTGCCTTTCTTAGTTGTTGGCTTGCCGGCTTTTTTCTTACAGGCGCCGCCGCACTTAGGCTTCGAGCATCCACATCCGCATGATTTACACATGTTATTCTCCGCTTCCTTTTTTGCTGTGATATTTTTTAGTTGCTGTTATACCGGCACCGATGGTGACGGCTCCGGCAAGCTTGGTCAGGTTCATAGTCTTACCCCCACCTGGGTGGTGTACCTTTACATCTTTACCGTGCTTGTCTACAATATGTGTCTTGCCATCTGCCTTAAACTTGGCAGCGGCTTTCTTTTTTTCTACCGCTTTAGGACGAACTTTGCTTTTAGGCATTATCCCTTTACCTTCTTCAGTTTTGGGTTGGCTTTCTTGGCTCCTTTTGAAGCTTCTCGTGAAGATGCTGCCAGAATAGCGTCTGCCGACTTTTGGGAAACGCCTTCCTTTTTAGCAATATCCGCAGAAGCTTTCTTAAACCCCGGATGTTTTTTATCTTTAGCCATTAGCCGATATCCGAAGGTACGTATGAATATAACACTGATACGGCACCAGTAGATGTTCCAGCAGAAGAGATCGCATAAACTTTATCTCCACCACCTGCCCACAACTGGAATGTTCCGTTTGTTGGGGCAACATAGTGACCACCATTAGCCCCAGAAGCAACAGTAATTGTTGAATCTCCTAAATAAATTGCGGCGCTATCACGGTTTTGAATTGATATTGCCGTGTAGTTTGCGGACTTAGGTACAGTAAAAAGAAGTGTAGCAGTCGTGCCTACAGTAATATTGTTGTGTACTATCATAGTTATCCTTAAAGGGTAGTAGGGTCAAAAGCGGAGTAGTTAGCAAAGTGCTGGAACTGACTATCATTAACCAGCTCTTCTGCATTTACCTGGTTACATTGTACACGCAAAAGGGTGTAGTTATTCTGAATGATACCCTCAGGAAGTACTCTGATAGGTGTAAATACTTCATGTCTAAATACGATTCTATCGCGTAGGTAGGCGTCCGGGTTGATCTCTACATTGCTAAGCTCAGGGATATTGTTGTAGTTAGCTCCATAGAAGTTGAGCTTATTCTCAATTACATCTACATTTATGATGATAGTCAATTGGTCAGCGTTATAGAGACCACGGTCAGTCTGGATAGACACGCCTTGCTCTAGGTGAGCATTTACTACAGGGATTATAAGAGGCGTCTTCCACATACGTCCAGCACCAGAGTTGCCGCCCACATCGTAGATAGGGTCGACAGTAGTATTGGCAGAGTCAAACTCCCACCACTCTATGGTGGTACCTACTGTCTTTACCAGCTCTGTAGTAGTACCAGAGATGATAGAGGCATGCTCTGAAGGAACGCTGAAGCGTCCTTGCCTGTTTTCTCCGCGCATAGCTTAAATCCTAACGGTTATACTCAGTAGGTATGTACCACTCTATAGCTGGCCCATACTTAAGATTGACCCTAGTGTACTCTGAAAACCTTTTGATTTTGTCCTTATTGGCTGGGTCTTTGAGGTAGTTAATCCAGTTCTCTTCAATCTCAGCATAGTATTGTTCCGTACTAAGGGCATTCGGGTTCGCCCCACTTACCCTAAAGCTTGGTTCTTCTTGGTTATTATTATCCACGTTATTTTGAAATAAGTGGCTTAGAGGAAAGACCATATTAGGAAACACGAGAGAAAATCCCTCTGACAATAGGTTCATGGTTTGAATAATCTCTTCTTCCCAAAATATAGTTTTTACTGGAAGACCTGTATGCTCCACAAAATGTCTGTTTCCAAAAGCAAACTGAGCGTTGAACTTTACACACGGTACAAATAATCTATCATCTCTTCTACTGTGGGTTCTAAGATCTTTATCGCTCCAAGATGGGATACTGGTGTGATTCCAGGTTTTAAACATAAATATTGGATAGGAGGCAAACTTATCTCTTAATCTAGAGACACGGTCATAGTTCTCAAGATGCTCATAAGACGGCAAGTAACAGGTAAGAATAGTCTTTTCATTTTCAGTTTCTTTTAAAGCTTTATTATAGATGTTTACTAGGGTGGTGTCCCAATGCTTTTCAAACAGAGTATGCGAGTCAACTTGAAGAACATAGTCTTCTCCATCATACATAGAGAACGCTTCATCACGGCCAAAGCCTACAGAGATCTCGCACTCTCCTCTTTTATATCTTTTAAATTTAACTTGAGGGTATTTAAGTAAAGGCTCAATCTTTGTGTTATAAAAATAATCAAAATCTAAAATATCTTCACCTGAACGCGTTTCAAAAAACACTAGGCCAATAGTTATATCCTCTGGATTATCCGCGCACTCTATAGCTTCTTTTACTGTGAATTCGATTTGATTATCGTATAGTGTAGGTATAGCAATATAAATAGACATATTATTCCTTCTTAGGGTCGTAGTCACTCATGTCAACAAATGTGGGGTTATGTAAAAATAACGAAGCAACTCTAGGGGTTTGAACAGCAAACACATCTACAAGCTGATCGTCTAAAATAACTCCAAGAAGGATAGGTTGGGGAGCAGTTTCTTCGGCCTTAACAGGTACAGGTTGTTCTTGCTTCTTGTTAAATTTAAACATAGTTACCACTTACCTAACGGACACGTAGCGTGTTCCAATCTAGTTTTTGCTTCCATAAAGCACATGCACTTTTTGCATTGTCCTAAGCTAGGCCTAAACTCTTCGCAGCTTTTACAGATAGACATTCTATCCTTGCTTCGCTTTGTATTTTCTTCACCTAAGATCTTATCTATAATACTAAGATCCATCAGTATTCCTTTTCTTTTCTAAAGAGTTTTTTGTAGACGCCTTCTCCTCTACGAAGTTCTTTAGCGATCTCTACTTGCTTAGCGGTGTTCCCCCATGATTGGGCATAGACCCATTTTTCCCTCTTAATTGGAATAAGTTGAGCAATAGGAGTTCCCGCAGGAATGACACCTTCAAATCCAGACTTAATAAAGAAAGGGACATTTCCCCAACCCATAAACTCTTCGCTGTCAACTATTCCAGACATAGTCGTAAAAGGAAGATCAAATCTATTTACTGGGTGGGTTAGAAGAACACTGTACCCTTTAGGAACTTTCCAACCCCATTGACATGTCCAAGCTAAATGGTTTTTTTCATGTCCTGGAGGTCTAGGAATAGTATGGCCTGTAAGACCCATACGTTCATTTACAGGGCTAGTCTCTATCTTGTCCCAAGTAATCTTTATTTCATCATTTTCATCTTTAGTTACATACATATTAACTGGAAGTACTAAAGCATACCCAGATATCATGGCGTCTAAGAATGGAACGCAAGTTTTTAATCCTTCAAACTTCATACCATGTTTATCAGAATAGTAACGTTCTGCATTTCTATACCATTCAGGGATAATACCCTTCATAGGTACAGGGGCCTTATGGTCTGGGTCCACTTCAGGACTAGGTACAAATTTAAATATCTTCACTATAACCCTCCTACCGGTTTAGTTCAAAGAAGCACTGAAATACCCTAAAGTATATCCTTGGGCAACATCTGACTTAGTAAGAATAATACCATGGTTTGTAGCCGTAGGCGTCGTGCCTAACGTGTAGGCAGCACTGCCTACTGAGGTGGTTTGAGCGTTATCACTAAAAGCTGTGGCAGTTACAGAGGTTCCAACAATGCTGACCTTTAAGGAGCTAGCAAGGGCTGTTAGGGCAGTATTAAAGATGGTGCTTACTGTGCCAGCCACAGAGTTGTAGACTCGTAGGTAGTACCCAATAGTTGATCCTGAAGTCGTATATGAGTATGTACCAGAATAATATGGAGAATAGTTAGCACTAGAGCCTAGTGCAGTATATGAATAGTAGTTAGGAGAGCTAGTGGTGGTAGGTGTAGTAGTCCCAGCTTGAAGCAATGAATAGTATGAATACGTACCGTAGTTCTGTACGTATGCCCCGTATCCTACAGGATTTATGACGTAGTAACCATAGCTTCCGTGATTCCAAGTATACGTAGCCGCTGTAGTATAGTAATAAGTATAGTTAGTATATGATCCAGCATAAGCGGTTACTGGGTAGTAATAGTATGTTGTTCCGGTGTAGTTATATCCAACAGGTGAGACTGACGTATAGGAAGCAGAAGTAATATAACTATACGCAGTATCTGTTCGTTCAGCCGCAGCGGCCCACCAGTTTAAAGAGTCAGTTACTAGAAAAGAAATACCTGTACCTAAAGTAACGTTTAGAGCCGTTAATGTTACGTTTGGTGATCCTAAGGTCATAGTTGCTATAGAATTGTTGGTAGGTGCATCGTTAGATTGTGCGACAGTTCCATTCGCAAACCAAATACCTTTAATAGCGGCCCATATTCCACCGCTGCTAGAGGTTCCTAAAGAACCAGAAGTAGTGCGAGCAAACGTATCAGAAAATGCTCCTACGAACCATTGGCGCCATACCCCTGCTACTTTTACCCATCCTGAGGTTACGCTGTGCCAAGAGCCACTTACCTTTACAAATTGCCCGGCTATGTTCCTCCAGGTACCGCCTACCTTTATTTGCCCAGTCATTATACGTATACCACCCAGATATCCCCGTTATTGCCCTGCGATGAAATTGGAGCTACTGTGCTAGCGGTGATAGGTGGCCTATTTGCTATAAGGCTGTTATAGTCTGTGCTATTAACGTAGAGAATGTTGTTGGTGCCTACTTTAGGGGCACCAGTATAATCAATATTAAATCCTAAAACAGAACCAGTAGTGTATGTTTCTAAAAGATTAGCTGTACCTGTATTAAGGGTAAGTACCAGACCTTTGTTATTTACTGTAGTAATCGTACTTCCACCGGCTTTTAGTACGTATGGGGCGGTGCCAACTCCGTTAACTAAGCCTGCCTCTATATTTAATAGGCGGTCAGCAAGAGTGCTCCAGGTAGTAGTTGATGCAAATGTTCCTGCATAAGTCGATGTAAGAGGGTTTGTGCTGGTAGCGGTTCCTAGGGCAGTTTCAAGGGCTGTAACTTCCTGCTGCAAGGAGTTGATATTATCTGCTGCTACCGTGGTTACGAGGTCAACTGCGGCAGTATAGGAACGTACTTGGTTAGGAAATCCACTAGGGTTGTTAATTGGCACAATATCTCCTCAGATTGAGTCTATAGGCTTAGGATAACAGGTATACCCTAAACATAGGGTATCATAATATCATGAATTTAGTTCAACGAGCGGTTTCTAACGGGGGTAAATTAGCCCCACTTGTAATACCTAATGGGTTGACTTCTGGCACTGGCTTGATGAATCCTTCTATTTTTATTGATGACGAGGGGGATATATTAGTCAATCTGCGCCACGTTAACTATACCCTTTATCACGCAGAGAACAACCAGTTGTTTCCATCGCGCTGGGGTCCATTGTCTTATCTTCATCCAGAAAAAGACCAAAGGTTAGTAACAGAAAATTACTTATGTCGTCTTGATAAAAACCTTGAAATGGTTTCTTATACAAAGGTAGAGATGCTTAATCTTCATGAGCCTATCTGGGAATTTGTCGGGTTAGAAGATGCGCGTATTGTTCAATGGGACGGTGATTATTATTTAATTGGAGTTAGGCGCGATACAACAACTAATGGTCAAGGGCGCATGGAGTACTCCAAGATAGAACTTAATAAATCAGAGTGGGGCGCTAAAGAAGTTAGCCGTGTACGTATACCAGCGCCTGGGGAAGATAACTCATACTGTGAAAAGAATTGGGTACCTATAAATGACAAGCCATACCATTTTGTTAAATGGACTATGCCTACAGAACTTGTACAAGCTGACCCGTCTACCCCTAGTTCTAAACAAATTGCCCTAAAACATACGCCACCTGCTCCTATAGACCAGCGAGGCTCATCTCATGTTATCAAGTGGGGCTCTATGTATATTTCAATTACCCATGAGGTTGATTTGTTCAAGAACTATCTTCAACAAAAAGATGGCATCTACCGTCATCGCGTATGTGTATGGGATGAACAGTTTAACTTTGTTGGGTTATCAAAACCTTTCTCTTTCTTGGATGGGCGCATTGAGTTTTGTGTAGGTGCATCAGTACTTGAGGGTGACTTACTAATTAGTTTTGGTTTCCAAGATAACGCCGCATTTATATTAAGAACCCCTAAGGCTGTAGTAGAAGATTTAATTATGGAGGCGTTAGCTTATGAAAATTGAAGAATTAGTAGTTCTCTTATCTAAAGACCCTTTCAACCCACAGCTTAACTTTGATTGCGCTGTTGAGTACGAACGGTTAAACCAGACAGCCTCAGCCGTGTCTTTCTATTTAAGAACCGCTGAGTACGGCAATGGGGTACTTGTATATAACTCATTATTAAAAGTGGCTCGTTGCTTTGAAGACCAGAACGATAGAGTCAACACTGTAACTAATTGCATCCTTCAGGCTATTGCTTACGACCCATCTTACCCAGACGCTTGGTTTGTGTTGGCACAGTTTCATGAGCGCCAAGGTAACTGGCAAGAGTGTTACACATTTGCTGAAGTTGGGTTGGGTAAAGTAAGCGCCCCCTTGCTACCAGCCAACGTTGGATATCTTGGTGAGTATTGTTTAAAGTTTGAAAAAGCTGTGTCTGCATGGTGGATTGGGCGCAAAAAAGAAAGTCAAGTTCTTTTAACTAAGCTATCTGCTGAAGATATAGCTGATGAGTACAAGATTGCTGTTAAATCTAATATGGAAAGGATCGGACTTGTTGCTATTTGATATAGGCGCCAACCGCGGAGATGCTACTTTTGCTGGGTTAGCTAAGGGCTATAAAGTTATTGCTTGTGAACCCGCGCCTAAAATATATGCTGAGCTAGTAAAGAACTTTATATATAACCTTGATGTAATTCCACTTAAAGTTGCTGTTTCAGACTCAAATAATGAAAGCATAGAGTTCTATGAAGCCGACGAAGACGGGTTATCTACATTAAACAAAGACTGGTTGACCGCCTCAGATATGCCGTATGCGGGTAAGCCTTACCGCACAGTAAAGTCAAACACTATAACTTTAGACTCTCTTGCCCAAACATATGGGGAACCTGACCTTATTAAGATAGACGTAGAGGGCGCCGAATGGTCTGTATTTAAAGGTATGGCTAAGCACTGCGGTAAACTTGCCTTTGAGTGGACTAACGTAACCATAGGCGAACACCAGAGCCAAATTGAATATCTTGAGCGCTTAGGGTACACAGAAGTTGCACCACAATTTATTGAGCACCATCTTCAAGAGCCAGATATTTGGTACCCAATAAAAGGATTTAGGTTAGATGATTGGGCTATACAAAACCTAACTGCATGGGAAGATGGTGGTTGGAAAGTAGCTAACCTGCGCCCAACAGCAGACGTTGGTATGTGCTGGGTTAAATAATATTTCGGTACGACAAAGACCCGCATGTCGCGGGTCAATGTACGACTTTATTTACTCAGCAGGTGTTTCTTCAACTACAGGTGGATGGAACTTGCCATCTTCATCCATGGTCCAGCCAATACCAGCAGGATTCTCTGCTGTGCACTCAATAAGAATGCAGTTAAGTGCTGCCTCTGTTGCTGCTTTATCATCTGCGGCGATTACATTTGATACTGTATTTCCATTCATCATTGCGTATGTTGCCATTTTTATCTCCTTAGTAGTATAAATAAAGAACGCCGTTACCGCCAGCGCCTGATGTGCCTGAGTTGTTAGCACCACCGCCACCGCCTCCGCCATCTCCCCCAGTACCGCCGTTGTTACCAGATGCGTTGGCACCTGCTCCACGATATCCACCACCGCCACCACCTGCACCTGCAGTAACTGCTGCAGTTACAGTTGAACCCGTACCACCATTAAACAAATCACCGTTTCCACCTGCTCCACCTGTGATGATTCCAGTTGGAGATGCACCTGAGTTGTAAGCACCACCGCCACCACCACCGATTAAACCTTGTCCGCCCGCGCCGCCTGTTGCGTTATTTGCAGCAGTTGTTGAGTTTCCACCACCGCCACCACCACCTGATACTCCTGCGCCACCTACGCCAGGATTTGCAGGTGCTCCAGTTGCACCGTTACCACCGCCGCCACCATAGCCAACAGCTGAAGAAATAGCCGAAGGTGCGCCTGTATAACTAATACCACTTGCTGTGGCTCCTCTTGCTGTAGTGGCATCAACACTTCCACCGCCGCCTGCGCCACCCATAGTTCCATCAGCAGGTGCAGTTGCAGTTCCTCGACCAGCGGCACCGCCACCTGCTAGAACCATTCCATAAATAGTATCACCGCCAGGTTTGCCATTTGATGCACCACCTGTAACGGTTGCTCCACCTGTACCTACTGTGCAAGTATTTGTTGCATAAGTCCAACCAGCAGAAAAACCACCAGCACCACCACCACCACCTGCTTGTGCAGATGAACCACCTGAACCGCCACCGCCGATGCATACCGCATATACGCGTTTAACATTAGAAGGGATGGTAACTGAACCAGTTGAGGTAATAGTTTGTTTTAACTTTAATCCAAGTGGGACATCAGAAAATGATGAATTTGTATTTATATTTGCGCTCATTGTTTTATCCTTTTAATAGAAGATGTAAAGAATTCCATTACCACCTGTAGTAGTTGAACCAGCAGAACCACCACCACCACCACCCCCGCCTAATCCACCGTTCCCTGCAGCGGTGCTAGTTGCATTAGCTCCATTTGCTGCTAAACCCGCCCCA